CTGCATCGTCTGATTGACCGTTGCCGTGTTTGTCTGATCTGCCGCGAGTTCCGCCTTCTCGACGTCGGCCGCGATTTGCGCGAGCTGCACCTGATTGTCGAGGACCGCTTTCTGAAACTGCAGCGAGAGTGCTGGGTCCGCCTGAATCGCGGCAAGCGCGGCGTCTGGCGCCGACTGACCGGTCACAGCCTGCGCGATGCCGACCACCTTGCCTGCGACATCCTCGGCCTTCGAGCCGCCGAGCCAGCCGGCGATCATCGGCGCGAACTGCGCGAGCGCCATTGCGATAGGGATAAGCGGCATCATGCGGCTCCTTTGGTGAGGTTGTTTGCGATCCGGCGGGCCCATCCCTTGCCGAATGTCTGCCACGTGTTGAGCGACGTGAAATAAGTCAGTCGCAAGGCGTTCCACCGCAACATGAAGCGCAATGGGTCGGTTGCCTGCACCGCAGCGATCGTCGCGGGCCCGATGAGCCCGTCGACCTTCGCGCCTGCGGCGCCCTGCATCCAGATCACCGGGTGGCCGCCGTTATAGTTGGCGTCGAAGATCTGGAACGCGACGCGCGGGTCGAGTTCGTCGAGCCGTAGCGGATCCCAGTACAGCTTCTTGGCGATGGCCTTTGCGGTGTCTCGCGGCAACTCGCGCATCGCTCCGGCGTAGCCCGCCGCGCGCGCCACGCGGGCCGTGACGCCCCACATCGTTTCGCCGCCAGGATCGGCCGGATTATTCGAATAGCCGCCCTCATTGCCGATCAGCGCATCGAACGCGTCATCAAAGCTGCTCATGGCCCTTCCCTCCCTTCCACAGCCGCGCCAACAGCGCGTAGAGCTGCGCGGCGGTGTACATGATCGACAGAACGAGCAAGATGCGCGGAAAGTTCGTGTCGCCCCACGCCAACGCCGTGGCAATCCATGACGGCGCAGTCTTTGCGACAGCTGCTACGGTTTCGTTCTGCACTGGCTTCCCCGATAAAAAAACCGCCCGGAGGCGGCTAATAAAAAAGCCAGCTCGAAAGCTGGCTTGTGTTTATTGCTGATTAGCGCGTCACGTCCCGGTAGCTGAAGCACCGCTCGCCGCGGCCGGCGCGGCCGATTGCTTGTAGAGCGTCGCGATGTAATCAGCGATAGCGTTGGTACGCATATTCAGCAGATACGTATCGGGCGTGCGGCAGTCGGCTCCCAAATGCGCGAGGTCGGGAGTTGGAATGGCATTCCCTTGGGACCCGCCAAAAGCAACCCCGAACGGGATTGCGCCCATTGTGTTGAGATTCGAATGGTTTTGCGCGGCATGAATGGCTTCCATCAACCCAAATGCGGCTCCGGTCCCGTTCGGTGCATCGCACGTCTGGATAGGCAGCACTGCATACACTAACTTTCCGCTAACCGCCGCGCGCTGCGTGAACACCGCCAAATCCTGCGCAAACTGCGAGATCGATGCAGCCTGCGCAGCGTCGGTTGATGGAGTCACCATGTCGTCCAACTGAAAATTGACGATAAGGTATTCGCTCGGATCAGTTTTAAACTGATCTGGCGTAGGCGGAAGGCCGTTGTTTTCGCCCATGACGATCTGATGAAGCGTCGTTCCGTCCATCACCTGCGGCGTAACCGTCGCGGGCACGCCGCGCGCTGCTAGCGCGTCCTGCAACGTTTGAACGGTTGCAGCCACGTCGCTTGACGGCGTCGAAGCGCTGGCGACGACTTGGGCGTGCGAAACTGCCTGGCTTTTGGTGAACGGCTGGCCGTAGAGCGACAACTTCATTGTCTTCGCCGCCGGCGTCGAGCTTCCCCCACCTCCTCCACCGCCGCATGCCGCAATACCCAATGCTGCAAATGCCAACACTGCAACTTTTTTGAACATCGTTATCCCCCCGCTCTTGCCTTTCAGAATATTTCTGCGTCAAAGTTTACACGTAATTCGCTAATTCGTTACTCGATTATTTCAGCCCCTGCGAATGCATAACGACTTGCCGAAGCGAAGCCGCCTGCGTCCGTGGGAGCCGAGGCTACCAGCGATGTTTCTGCGAAATCACGCGCATCAACGCCCTTATCCGGCAGACTCGAAATTTGAATCTGTTGCGCATACATCGGAAATTTTCCCGCGGCGTTCGCATCTTTGTCCAGATATGACGCAACAGTCACGTTCGTCAGTGACGACACGTAGTCGAGGCCGACCTGTTGCACGACGTGATAGCGGGCCGTGGCGCCAGTCGATGGCGTTACGTATTCGATTTGAAGTGGCATTTCAATTCCTATTTATGTGATGCCAGTCATATCAAGCACCATGAATCGATACCGAGTCGCTTCGGCAAATCCTACGAAGGTGCCACTGTTATTACCGATGTACTGATGAAACTCCCAACTAATTGAGCCACCATTTGCCCCGAACGCGGACAGAATGAACGGGCTCGTATTGACAAAGTAGTGAGCGGCAAGCGCACCGCCGAACGCGACGGGTACGCTATATGACTTTGACTGAGTATTCGGGCCGGGGACTGAGTTGCCGACGGCCTGCCAACCCAAGCCGGGCTGATACTGCCCCTCAATCACATCCAGCACGCGAGCAAAGGGGTTCGCAGCATCAGCGATCAACCCGCCGGAGGCATCGAATACTTGCAGGCCGAAACGGTTAGACGTTACAGGCACCTGATCGAAAACGTACAGACGGATGGTCGCCTGACCTACCGAAACAAATTCGGCAGTGAAGGTGTTGCCGCTCTTGGAAAATTTCCATGGTGTCACCATGACGCCGCCATCCGCCCTGAAGGCATAAAACGGCCGCGACGCATTGAATGTGAAGGTGGTATGCCAGAAGGTTGCCGAAAACTGCGTGCCAACATTGTTGAAAACCGTCGGGACACTCTCTTGCTGGGTAACCTGCGCCAACGAGGCGATCATCTGGTAGTTCGGCGTTGCGCCGTCGATCTGGACAACGCCCGTATCGGTGAAAGCCTGAAAACCCGCGGTCATCAGTAACATCCCCAAAAAAGGTACCCAGTGATCGGGTATAGGTAGTCACCATTCGGCGGCGAACTATATGACCAGACGACTCCAGTCGAGGAAATCGACACCACGGGAACGGGAGAGTTACCGTTGATGTGCTTGAACAAGAAGTCTGGCTGGAAGGACCAGAACGGCGTGCCATCGGACAGATCCATATCGACGTGCCCACCGTTGCCATCGAGGTACTGGCTACCTTTGATGCGCCCGATCCGCTGCGTCGCGTCGAGCATAAGCTGACCGCTAGCATTCCATATCTGAAGTCCCGCCGTCATTACCAGAGCCCCAATCGGACACGCAATGTCCCGTTGTTGTCGTACACCTGAAGCGTCGAGTCGCTCAGCGTGAGATAGCCGCTACCGCCATTCGCGCCGTTCATCGTGAGCGTGCCGTTCTTGTCGAGCTTCCAGCGCGGCTGACCATTGGCACCAACGGACGTCGACTGGATCACGTCGCCGATCATGGCGTTCTGGATCCAGCCAGTGCCGATGAAGGCTTGGCTGATGAACACCTGGCCGCCCTGCACGACGAACGGCGAGCTCACCGCACTGCCATTCGGATCAAGGATTGCGACGCGGCTCGCGGACAACAGGACGGTGGACTCAACCACGCCGCTGGTGTTATCCACGCCTACGCCGATCCCTGCGATGTAAGTCCGGCCGTTAGCCGTGATCTGAGTCTTGATCTGGTATGAAGCTGCGACGCGGCCGTTAAGATCAGCGTAGGACGTCGCCACAGTCTGCACCGCCGCTGTGTTCGCATCCGCCTGAGCCTGCACGGTCGTGATCTGGGAAGCCATCGAGCTATCTGCGTCGACGCGCGCCTGCGTTTCCGTCTGCACGGCAGCCAGCAGCGTGGTCTTTGTCGACGAGATCTGCGCGGTGCTCGTCTCTATGTTTTTCGCAAGCGCGAGGTCTGCTTCAGCGCGAGCGGATTGCTCAGACCACACGCCGGCGTAGACCTGCGTCGAACCAACATAGTCGCCCGTGCTGCCCGCCATCTCCGGAATGACAACCTGTGCTGTCACCTGGTCGAGACGGCTAGATAGCGCGGCGTCGCCGGCAGCGCGCGCGCTCTGCTCCGTCGTGATTGCCGCTGCGTTGTCGGAAACGTCCTGTTGGATGCCGGGAATTGCGTCGATAGGCGCGAGCACATCCTGAGCCAACTGCCCCTTCGTGATCTGGTTCGTCAGATACGAGAGGATCTCGTCGGCGTCGCTGCTGCTCTGTCCGTTCACTCCATTGCTGGAGGGATACCACGGGCCGATGTTTCCCGTCGTGTCGACGAGTCGCCCCCAGAAGAAGAAGGAGCGGCCCGCGGCGAGACCCATCAGATTTGCGCGCGCCTGCGGATAGGCATAGTCGGACAGCTTCACGGCCATGCTGCGGTCGTTGGTCTGGCTGTACCAGATCTCGGTGCGCTGGGTGTCGCCTGCCGAACCATCTGCAGGAAACGTCCAATCGAGCTGTATCGCGAAGACCTGCGTCGTCGTTGTCAGCGACGCGAGTGCCGGCGGCGGACTGGTTTTGCCAGTCAGCGGCGTGTCGGTACCGTAGGCAGGTATCGAGGTGACGCCCATCGCGTTCTGAGCGCGCACGCGCGCCAGATACGTTCCCTGATAGATTCCGACGACCTCAACCTGCAGGCCGCCGGTCTGGTTTGCGGTCACCCACTCGCCGTTATCCTTGCGCCATTCAGGCAGATAGTTCACGGCACCGGCCGCGGCATCCCAAGCGATGACCATGACAGTCTTCGAGATGCCCTGATCAATTACCGAGTACGTCGATACTCTAACGTTCGCCGGCGGCGGCTGCACTGACGGCGGAACGATCGTGATGGGCCGCACCTGTATCTGCGCGCCGTTGTCGATCGCCGCATATTTGCCCGGCTCGTGCTGCGTCGCGTTGATGACATACGTGGTCTTGTCGTCGTCGGACGCCTCCTGCACGCTCACAACGCGAAATAGCTGGGCGGCAAGGTCGGTGCTCTCGAGCATCCATACCGCACCCGTAACGGGGTCAGTATCGAATGGGCTATTGAGCGTTATCGTATCGCCGCTGATCGACGAAACCGTGCGCGCCTGCGCGACGCCGCCCGGCAGGATTGCCGTGAATGTGTCGCCGGCTGCCGTCGCGGGCGCCTTGTCGAGCGTGACGTTGCGCCCTGCAACCGATCTGATGCGGCCACCTATCCGCTTGCCGGCCTTCGAGGGGTCTGCAACCGCGATGATCTGGCCTGGCGCGCACAGCGTCGCGTCGAGGCCCACCGAGAATGAAACCGTATTTGTCTCGTACCGACTGGTGAGCAGCGTCCACAAGCCCAGGCGGTGCGCCTGCCCCTGCGACGTGGTGCCGAACGCTGTGATCTGTGCCTTCGTCACGCCGTAGCGCGCAATGCCGTCCTCATCCGGCACATACTCGACGGTCTGCTTGTACTGATTGGCCGGATCGTTCCAGCTTACAAGCGCCGTCGTATATCGGGTTTTTAGTGCCGAGCCGACGTAAGTGAACGGGCCTGATACGCATCGGTTTGCATCGGTGTAGATATAAACCGGGTCGGCCGGCATGTCCGACGACGCCACCACCGAACCCGGTCCCCAATATGCAATGCCGCGGAACGTAGTCGCCAGATCCTGCAATACCTTATAGGCATCGGCTTGCGACTGGATGACGCAATTGCACGTGAACCGCGGCTCGTGCCCACCCTTGCCGTCGGACACCATGACGTCGCAATACTGCGCGATCGCGTACAGCCCCCACTTGTCGACCATCGACGCATCGACGCGGTTACCAAGTCCATAGCGAGCATTCAACACCAGATCGTAGAACACCCAGGCCGGGTTATTCGACCATGCCGTCTTGAATGTGCCGTCCCACGTGCCTGAATACGTCCGCGCCACAGGGTTATAGTTCGTGGGCACACGGATCATCAACCCGTTGATGTCGTACGAACGCGTCGGCACCGAACTGAACGACCGGGCGTCGAATGACAAACCCACGAGTGCGCTCATTGGATACCGCAGCTTGCGGTCGATGATCTCGGTGATGGCCTCGATATTTACCGTGTCGGCGATCAGCGAGCTATGTGCATTCGCCGTGATGCGTCGCACCCGCACCAGCCAACTCGTCGTCGCGGCCGGCAATTCGATGCGAACCGTGCGCTCGTAAAGCGATGTCGTTTTCCCGTCAAACGCGCCGCTCAATACCTGCGCATATGAGCCGCCATCGACAGCGAGGTCGATCGCATACTCGATCCGATAGCCCGTCACGTTGCCGCTGCTTGCATCAGATTTCTGAAGCGCGGGCACGCCAAACCGGATACGCACCGCAGTCAGTTGCGTGTTCTGCACCTGGTGCACCCACGGTGCATCCGACGTCAACGGCGTGCTGATCGCCGTTTCATTCTCGACGGACGGAAAGCCAGACATATAGGTCTGGTCGGGCGTGCCCGTCCGCGTGTCAACGGAGTAATTCGAGAAGTTCGTCGAACCGTCGCTGTTCTGGATGGGCGTGCCGTCAAGGAAAACGGATTGTAGACCGTTCGCGAGGCCCGCTATCGGGCCTTCCGAAATGACGTCGAGCACCTTTGCATACGCAATCGAATGCAGGCTATCCGGCGATTCCGTCGGCGCGCTGCCGCTCGATCCGCCCTTCGATCCTTGGATGCGCATATCAGTTTTGGTCCTCGGCGTAGATGCCGGAGCTGATTACCTTTGAACCAACAAGCATGCGGCCGTAGACGAGCGGTACCGGCTCACCCTGCGCCGCGCTGTTGACCGGCCCGTTGAAGTAGTACGACGTCCCGTTGTTGGGGCCCGCGCCAGCGAGCCCGCTGGTTTGCGGGCTGAGCATCTGCATGACGCCGCCGAGCATCATTGACGCGCCGAGGCCGATAAGCGTGGAGCCGCCGAACTCGCTGGTAAAAACACCGACCACAACGAGCGCGGCGCCGAGGATAGTTTGAAAGAGGCCGCCGTTCTTGCTGCCGATGATGATCGGCGCAATGCGGATTTCGTCGCTACCGACCGGATGCTCTATTTCATCCTCGGTGAGATTGCGCCGGCCGTGGAACACGGCGAACGTCAGCCCGTTGTCCTTGGCGTTCATCATGAATTTCTCGAAGCCGGGAACGGTGACGCACAGCGCGCGCACTGCCTCGCGGGTAGAAGTGACAGCAAGGCGATGGACGCGGCCGAAGCGGGACCCCGCGACGCCATAGAGACGTACGGTTCTAAGTGTGTCGGTCATTTTCCTATCCTTTGTAGCGCAGCACCGCACGCAGGCAGTGCGCCCACATGCCGCCCCAGACCGTGCGACGGGAGAGTTGTCCGTACATGTGGTGCAAGAGCACGTTGTCGCCGAGGTACACACCGGCGTGATTGGGTACACCGTTCTTGCTGCGGATCTGCATCAGCACGACATCGCCAGCATGAAGCTCAGCGTCCTGGCCAATATTCGTGAAACCTGCCTTCGCGAAGTTGTCGAGGTACAGGTTCGACTTGCCGTCGTCCCACCACGCGTCCGGGCGTTCGAAATCAGGAAGTTCAACGCCGCGCTCGATGCGGTACCAATCTCGAATAAGGCTGTAGCAATCGACAGAGCCGTGCACGAACTCGCGTCCGATCAGCGGAGGGACGTAACCATCTGGCGAAAACTGGCACCAGTCATCGATGGCAATGGAGCCGTCAGCCTGGACGCCCAGCGACACGATCACCCATTTGTCTACGCCGCTCCTTTCGCACATAGCGCGGTCTGCGACGCTCGGGCGCGCTGCGGCGCCCGGGTGCGAGTGCACTACCGCTACAACCGCGCCGCGATCCTCGGCGGCCGCGTAATCTTCGGGCGACATCACGAAATGCTCAGCCGGCGCGCTGGCGATATTTCGGCAGGGCACATAGCGCTCGGCGCCATCGACGAGCAGAAGGAGGCCGCAGCACTCGCGCGGGTATTCCGCGAGCGCGTGTTCCGCGATCGCGTTCTTCGTCTGTTCGTTCATCAGGAAAGGGTGTCGCTCAGGAAGCCACCGAAGCTAAGCGGCTGATTCACTCCAAATCTGCATTCGCAACCGCTCGTGCGTTTGCTGCAGCGGTCGAGCGCGGGATCGCCAACCGGGTTGTCGTTCGCATCGAAATACGCTGTGCCGGTGTATCCGCAATTGGAGTCCCTGTACATCCATTGGCACGTCGGCGCGATCTGCCGTGCGGGCAACTGCTGGCCGCCGAAGTCGAGCGCCGATGAAAGCATGAAGTCGACCTGAACGTTGGTTTCGCTGCTTTTCTGCTCGATGTACCAAAGCTCGGGGGCCATCTCCT